AATAAATTTAGGTAACAATAATCCATCAATATCAGTTTCCCAAGTTCCATTATCAGGAAATGTATAAGTTAAGGTTTCTAATATACCAATTTTACCTCTATACATATCTCCTAAACTAAAAGTTAAAAAGTTGGGATGTGCTAGATTTTTATCAACTAAGGGATATGCTAATTTGGTTAAGTTAGTTATTTTTGTCCAGTTATTTGCAAGTTCGATTGGATTAAAACAATATAATTGTAAATTAAAACTTACACTTCTTTCTACTGATTCATAGATATAGTATTTGTAAGGATTACCAACAAAACTATTTGATGTCCAAGAAGGTGATACGTTCTCAGTTAAACCATTTATACTACATCTAAATGCCATTAGTGGATATAAAGTTTCACCCTTTGCTGGATAGTTATTATATCTTCCTATAAAAAGAGGAATCAAATCTCTATACTTATCACCATTAACATCTACTTCATAATCAGGTACTTTTCGCTGTGGGTCATCTCCATTTTTAAAATCTACTGTTTTAATTTCAGTATCATAGATATCACCCATTGATATTTTATCGATTCCACTAAAAATTCCTCTTTCTGTAAGAAGTTTACTTCTACCTTCTTCATCTAATTTTACTTTTGAGTAATTTCCTCCTTCTACTGGTGAATAACTTTGAACAGCCTGTTCATTACCAGTATTAAATGCATATTCCGTATCTCCAAATTGACCAGGGTTACCTCCAGTAGTACTAGCAACTCTTCTAACTCCATGAATTGGAGATACTTTTGTTAAATCAATTCTATCAAAGTCTGAACCGCCTTCATTTCTGTAATTTTTATCTACTAAACTTTTTTCGTATGTAAAATCACTTGAAATTTCTTTCTCTTCTTTCTCACCAAATGCAGCATTGATTGATGGTGTGCCTTGATTTTGTGTTGGTTTTTTCTTTTTAAAAGGATTAAGTGAATTTGTTGAATCTTCAAATAAAGATTTTCTTAAATTTTTCTTTGCAAGACCAATTCCTTTTCCAGCAGCTTGTTTCAGTATTGTTTTAGGAGTACCACCTCCTGTTGATTTTAGAAACTTTCCAAATTCAGTTCCAGCCAAATCACCACCAACACTACCTGGTGTAACTGCTTCAATCGAACTTAGTTTTCCAACATCACCTAATAATCTAGTTGGGATTGGAGTTTGTGGGATTCCTAATTTTTTATTGATTCCATTTATAGCACCTGAAAGAGATGTTACCTTTCCTCCAAATACTTTTTTACCAAACTTACCACCACTTATTTTTTCCAATCCTTTTCCTACAAGACCACCATCACCAGCATCAGTTCCTATTGAATCTTGCATCTCTCTTAGTGTGGGTGTTTCTCTTGATGTAATTCTTAAAACTTCATTACCATATAAAAGAGGATTTGGTAATTCTACCGCTGAACGAATTCGTAGACCCGATGTCTCTTGTTCTGCAAAATTAGAAACTGTATTAAATGTAGAATTCTTAGGTGGTTTTTTAGTTTTTACTTCTGAGTAGTTTGTACCAAATACATAAGAATCTTTATTTTGATAAAGTTCTTTTAGGGTAGATGAATCACGTCCTTCAATTTCAGGTGTTGAGGGAATAACTTGTGATAATCCTTTAGATTGAAAATCTTTATTTTCGAAAAGTTCTAATATCGTTGGCATAATCTTATGTTCCCATCAAACCAAATTGATTGGTTATCATTTTTTCTTGTGTTCTTGATATTTTTGATGTCATTCTTTCATTATCAATGTAAACATCTTTATTTGCAAGGAATGCTGTTTTTAATTCTTTAAGTTCTTTAATTACACCATCCATTGAAATGTTTGGTATTGATGTAGGCTGTTGTCCTAATGTTTCTGGTATTTTAGATTCTACCGGTGATGCTATTCCAGGAGCTGCTATAAAATCATCATTTGGTGATAATTCAAATAAACCACCTTCTTTAGTGGAAACTTGAGTTCTACCATCTGCAGGTGAGTACATATCTCCAGCTTGACTCATATAACTCTTACCTAGAGCAAAAGCTGAAACTGCAGCTGCTGCACCTAAAATAGGTCCTATAAATGGAATAGCGGATAATGATGAGAATGCTTTCATAGCCATTTCTGCTATAGCAGATAATAATCCTTTTTTCTTGATAGTATTTGCTACTGCTTGGTATCCATTAAGCACTACTTGATAACCCGCTGATAATTTGGTTTGAGCTGCTTCATACATTTTATAAAGATAACCTTCTTTTGAAAATTGAGTTCCAATAAATTTAACAGCATTTAAAGATTGTTCCTGAACTATTTGTGCGGCTTGTAATATTTTGGCTCTTTCTTGGTAGGCAACAATAGTACCAAATGTAGTAGCACCTACTGCTACATAATCCGAATACTTTTTTATAAAATCAATAAGTTTATTCATTGATGTAATTGCCCAATTGATTGGAGCAAATGCATTTTCCATTAAAAAACCTATACCTTTTATCACCGGATATACTACCACTTTTATCATTTTTGCAATACCTGAAATTATTGATACTGCTCCCTCAAGTCCAGATACTAATACTTCACCAATTGGTAAAAATGCTTGTAATAATTGTGCTCCAATTGCACCTAATCTATTACCCATGGATTCTAATTTTCCTTGCATCTCTTCTTGATTAGCTAATCTTTTAGTCTCTGCTGCTAAATCATCAGAAGTTAATTTACTTAAATCTTTACCTTGTTTTAATAAAGATTGTGCAGCTGCCATTTGTTCTGTTTTTAAATCACCGAATCTTTCTTGGATTCTTGATAAATTTAAAAGTTGATTATACTCCATACCAGTTGCTTTAGCAATTGCTTCTCGTTCAAATACAGATGCATTTTCTAAATCAACTCTATTACGAAGTTGTTTTACCATATTTTGTTGAGCACCAACAATATCACCAGTTGCTGCCATATATCTGGCCTGTGAGAAGTTTAAGTTAGTACCAAGAATAGCACTTGCTTCCATTTCTGATTCAATAGAAGATTGGTAATCTAATAATTGTCTTGAAACATTAGCTACTTCTTTAAGAGAAGAACCCATTGCTCTTGCTGCAACAGATTGTCTAATCATTTCTTGGGTATTACCTCTAAAGAATCCGCCTGCTTCATCTGCTGATTCAGCAATATCAGCCATCACTTGTCTTGGAGCAACACCAGCTTGTCTTGAAAGTTCTACAACTATTTCTGATTGTCTTTGTGCAACTTCTTCTGATACTCCTGCCATGTTTTGGAATATCTTATTAACTTTAGCAGAATCTTGAATAGCAACACCAAAGTTTTTATTGAGAACTACCATTGATTTAATAGTATTCTCCGCAGGTTGTTCTATACCACCAAATTCGTTTGTAAATGCTGCTGCTGTTTGAGCAACATCTTCCATAGAAGCACCCAACCCAACAGTAGATTTATAAACCTCATTTATATTTTGTTCTGTTTGTTGTGTTTGGGAGTTTAAAAGACCGGTTTCATTTCTAAATGCCCTTGCAGCTTGTTCTAATTTATAAAAAGCTATCAACCCAGCACCTAACAATGCGGCAACAGCTGCAGCTGCTAAAACAAATGGATTTACCAAAATAGGTCCAAGTGAACGAGCCATTCCTTTCATTTCACTCATACCACTAGCAAAAGATTTTTGAAAACTCATTCCTTGAAGTCTAGCAATGAAAAAAGAATTTGTAAATGTTTCTTTGGCAACTTCACCAAATGTACTCACAGTAGATTTTGCAGCCTCAAGTGGTTTAGCTATAATATTACCTAGAACAGGAACTTGTTGTATCTGAGAACTTAATTTACTTATACCCGATATCATTCCTTCAGTTACACCATCTACAATAGACCCTACTTTTTCAACTACACCAAATTCCTTTTGTCTAATTGCCACAGCTTTTGATGCAGTTTGTATCTGAATTTTTAGTGATTTTTTTAAACCTTCGTTTACACCTAAGTTTTTATTAGTTAAGTTGTTTAGCCTTTGTTGTATTCGTGCACGAGCTTTTGCTGCATCTTCAGCAGAAGAAATTTCCTTCGTAATAGATTTAAGAGTATCAGCTTCTTGTTGAAGTTTCTTGTTTCTCTTATCTGATTTATCAGAAAGAGCATCCATTTCTCTACCTATCGATTGAGTAAGCTTTTGTATTGCCTTTAATTCTGCTTCAGTTGCCATTTATTATCCTACCATTTTTTTTAGGTAATCTGGAATTTTGTTTCCTTGTTTTTCTTGGTCTTTAATCCATTTTTTAGTTTTATCAAGATATTTATCACCATCTTTTAAAGCTTTTTGTAGGTCTTTATCTTTCATCAATGCACTTTTAAGTTTTTTCTTAAAAATCATTGATAAAATACCTTCTTTTAAATTGTGTCTTGATTGTATTTCTCTAAATAAAGATTTATCTTGTTCTGTTATTTTCATAATACTCTCCAATTATACTACTATAAATATAGAGTATAAAAAAAGTGAGGAATTATTTCCTCACTCTTACGTTTGGTCCTTTTGGGGAAGAACTTTGTGTTTTTTGAGATTTTTTTACCTCATCATTTTCTTTTTTCTTAGCATCAACAAGTTGTTGATAGTAAAACCTTCTAAGATGAACAGGTAATCTATAAACTCCTTCTTGAGTAAATCCATTACCATAATAACAAAGTTCAAAAATTTGTTTGTGTAAAATGGTTGAGTAGTTACTCGGTAGGCCAAAAAAACCCTACGCCCATAGGAATCGGGCGTTTCTCCATTTCTCCCGTTGTTGGGTTCTCATAATCGAACTCCATATTGATATCGGGTGTAATTTTACCAATATATTCTCTGAATGCTTTAGTATCTCTTGTAATAAACTTATTGTTGATGAAATTGGTGATAGTTGCTGTATCAGATTCACCATCTACTGAAAGAATCATATATCTGTATCGTGTAGTTAGTTCAGCAGATACATCACCCTTATTTAATCTTTGTAAAGCCTTGATATCTGCATCAATTTTCTTTTCATCACCATGGGTTAGAATTTTAAATTCTAATTTATTTTTTCCATGTGGTGTGGTGAATTCATACTTGTTTTCTGATGAAAGTAAATCGAAATCAATTTCTTTTGTTTGTACCTTTGATAAATCAACAGTAATTTCTGTTGGTTCCCCATATTCATCCGCAGATTCTATTTTGTACTCGGGCCCATATCCCAATAAACGAGTTGCTAATAATATTGCATTTTTATCCCCTAATATAATATCATCAACATTAACATCCTTATCAACTATAATTGATTCGAATAACTTATCTATCACCACCCCCTTTCTCACTAAATTCTGCGAAGCTAGAATCTCTTCTTCTCTTGCAGTCATGTATTTAATCTCAACGGTTCCTTTTGAGAGGGGATTACTCTCTGGGTAACACTTACCTTGTGAGGGTAGTGAGATGATTTCTGTTGGAAAATCATAATTTGCCATAAACTTTTATTTTAATTGTTTGTATATAAATATATAACTTTTAAAAAGTTGGAATATAGGCATAAAAAAAGTTCTCACTAAGAGAACTTTTTTCGTAAGTATCAAAAGTATTGTAGTATTAGTATTCTAGGATAGCGTAATCGTATGAAAGAGTTAAAGTGATTTCTGAAGGGTCATTAGATGCCCAATCCAAATCATTAAATACTGCATTGTTGATAAATGCACCTTTAAGTTTCCAATTTTCGATTTTATCACCAACAGGTCCTAACATATAGATATCGATATCTTTTTTATAGAAATCTGCATATCCATCTCTACCTGTAATTGATTCGTGAGATGTTCTTACCCACTCCATTACTTGTTGTGCACCACTTGGTACGATTGGGTCAAATAGAGTGATTTCAATATCTTGCCACTCACCTTTACCTTTTAGTTTTCTCTTAACATTGATGTGGTCAAGAGTTACAACTTCGAATTGAATAGAAGGTCTATTCGCCGTTTTGATAAGATAAGAAGCGATACCATCAATTTCCATGATGTATCTGTTCTTCATCTTCGGTTCGAAGTTCGTGTAGAACATATCGTTGAATTCTAATACTTCTGCCATTTTTTATTTCTCCTTTATACTACTATAAATATAGATTCTTTTTATTTTTTAATTATGCTGTAAAACTAGCCCCAGTCGGTAGAATGTTGAAATCAATTACAATGAATTCAGCCGTCTTAGTAGGTTGTAAATAAATAGCCCCTGCCAAGATATTTCTATCGATTACATCTGGTGTGTTGTTAGATTCATCCATCACAACTCTAAACGCATATAAACCTTGTCTTTGTTGGATTCCTTCTAAATAAGGATTAACAGTATTCAAGAATTTACCTCTTGTCTGAGAAGTGTTTTGTTCGAATACAAGGTATCTTGATGTAGATGCGATGTATTTCTTAACTTTGATTAACAATCTTCTTACGTTGATTCTATCTAAAGCAGATGCTCTATCTTGTAGAGTTTTCTGTCCGAATGCAACAATACCCTCACCAGGGAATTGTGCGATTGGGTTAATCTTTGCTTCATATAAGGTATCTCTTTCAGCGTGTGTTAATCTGTTTAGTACAGAAACTGCTCCGGTGATACCACCTCTGTTTAAACCTGCTGGTGCAAACCATTCAGCTGCAACTGCATCGTTTTCAGCGTAAATTCCTGGCATCAATACTGATGGTGGAACTGTTGTTAACTTATTAGTTCTTGAATCGATTGTCTTAACCCATGGGTAGTATGTACCAACATAGTTAGAATCAACATCATTTCCAAATCCTGCAACATCAGTAATAGTTGCTTCGTGGTCAGCAAGTTCTCCAATGAAGAATGCATCTTCACGAGATTCTACCATATCAACTACTTTATCAAATACATATGCGTGGTGTTGTCTTACAATACCAGGTGCAGATACTAAGTTGATATCAAAATCATCTGGATTAGATACTGCGTTGATTGCTCTTACATATGCAACTGAACCAGTTGAGGTTGCTGCTGTTGGTGTACTAAAATTAAATCCTTGTGAGTTTGAAATACCCCATCCAGAATCACCTGCTTTTAGTGATTTTATGTTTGGATTTATACCATCAAATCCACCTTGGAATGCGATAGTAAATTGTGCAGATGTTGAACCTGGTAATAAACCAAGATTGATTGTTCCAAATCCATCATCATCATATGCTTGAGTAGTATCAGTTCCAGCAGCTACATTTATTTCCTCATCAAATGCAAATATTGTATTAACTCCATATCCTGCGTTTGAAGGAATTGGTGCCAAATAAGATTTGTTATCTATTTTAATAGCTGAAGTTTCTAAATCAATACCACTATATTTTTTAGAATCAGAAATAGAACCAGTAGAAAAAATTACTGCAGGTACATCTGAACCATTTGAATCTCCACTTCCTACTAGAGTAGCAATTGGGTTTTTGTATTTATCATGTGCAAATGGAATTGCAGTTATAGGGAATGAACCTTCTGCAGCAACTTCTACACGAACATACTTAGAACGATTTTGGTAATCACCATTCATTGTCATTTTACCCACTGCATCAATTGATACATTCATATCACCAATTCTTTTTAAGATATAGTTTGATGATGCAGGGTCCATTGTCAAGTTGTTGTATGTTTCAAGTACATTTTGAGATTTATCAGTATCTCCAAACTTTCTAATAGATAACGAGAAAGTACCATAATCACTAGCGTTAGTACTTCCAGCAGCTTTAATATTAAAGATGGATACCTTTACTTCTTGATTTGTATAAGTACCATCACCTAAAGTATGTAATTTGAAAAGGTTGTATCTTTCACCAGAGATTAACTGAGATTGAATCCAAGGAGTAGATGCGTTTGTACAATCTTGTGTGAAATCTTGGTCTGATAATGCAACTAAAGAAACTTGAGAACCACTATTAGTAAGGTGGTTAGCAAAATCAGTTGCTGCGTTTTCAAAATACTTGTAGGAGAATACTTTTTTACCACCAAATGCACTTTCTCCAAATACATCCGATAAATCGTTTCCTGCGGTTGGTAAAACTGATGCTGAAATTGCAGTTCCTAATAAAGAACCTGAAATTTGAAATGCTGAAGCTGATGGTTGTGAATCTATTGCTGTTGAAGCATACAATTCAGTTGTAATGTTTCCATCTGCATCTGCAAGGTTATCAGTTCCATGTAGTACACCGATGATTTTATCATCTTTAGTA